ATCCCCCCTCTTATGCCTCCGGCGGGTCTGCGACGCCCAACGCCTCCCGGCGGGCCCTCACGGGGTGCCGCTGCCCGCGGGGGGCCCCATAACGGCTTCGCCGCTGCTTACGCGTCAGTATAATGGAGTACCGCCGTATAAGTCATTCCCATAAACCCATTACCCGCGATACCCGAGGTCATAGGGTCGCAATAGCCCAATGCGATGAATGGACAGAAATTAACTGGAAAAGTAGCGTTTTCAGTTGAATCATAGAAAAATTGTGCTGGCAAATGTTTCTTAGTGAGTGTAATCGTGAATTCACGGAAAAGGTCTTGTGCTCTTGGAGTAGATGAGACACCACCACCAATAGCTGCTGATTGATATATACCGGTTGGTTTTGTTAGAAAAAACTTTTTATCAGCGTACCATCGGTACATCTGAGTGTTCTTTAAAGCACACTGGCCAAAAAGATTACCACCATAGGTTGTAGAAGTTCCACCATTATCCAAAATGTTAATGTTGAGTGAAGAAAAATCTGTCTTAGAGAGAATAGCTTTATCTAATCCACAAAACAACCGTCCTGCTAAGGCACGAGAGCTAGAATCAACATCGCCGACAAGTGAGATGTATCCACGGATTACCAACTTAAGAGGGCGAATCTTATCGCCTATGCGTTGGTCGCTTCCAATCCCAAGATTAACCGGGGGAAGCGGACAGTAGAAGTTTGTAGCCAAACTTGTTAGAGTAGATGACTGACTGGTATAGTTAAAACCAATGTTAGCCATCTTAACCTCTAAGTTCCGGGCAATCGCCTTATAAAGCATAGCTTTGGAAACCAGTTGGCTTCCGCTTGATTTGCGTCCCGCTTTACGGCGGGCAAATCGCTTAGGGCGTCTGGAAGTAGCACGTTTTGTTGAACGGGGCATTCCTATACTACCCGGAGAAAATATCTTTAAGCTATTTTTTTAATTAATTGAATTAATTTTTCCTAGACTTTCGGCCGTGAATTCACGGACCTCGTCTATCCTCCTTAAAAGTTGCTGTATGTCTTCTCGAGTTTCATACATATCTTCGGGAGCATAACAGGAGGTAATTATTATTTGCTTCGCAAGAAATTGTCTCGTACCACCTTTGGTTTCAACAATTGTAGGATAGCGGTCTAAATAGCGTAGTAGTTCGTGGAACTTACAGAAATCGCGCCGCATATCATCTATGACTACACAGGAGTGAGCATCGTAACCGTCCCACCATTTCCCTGTACTCATAGCAGTGTAAGTATCGTCCTTATCTAACTCGTCATATGCGGTTAAGGACTTACCTGTGCCAGTAGCTCCCCAAAACCATTTCACTATTGGTTTCCAATTTCGCTTTATCTCGTGGTATTTCAAAATCTGTTCAGCCATTTTCACTGACTGATATGATGTAGCTTCAAGAACTACATCTCGCAAAGTGCCTCCAGCTAATAGGTTTGCTCTTGTGGTATCCAAATCTGTCCTTTTACCTTGACCTGACGGCAGAGTACCAGATTCGTATAGGATTTTTTCCTTACTACAGTAGGTTTGGTTTTGTTCAGCTGTTCCCTTAGCAATAAAGAGCTTACACTTTTTTAAACAGGCTTTATGAATAGTTGATAAAGTAATCTTATTTTTCGTGTATAAATAACACTGTAAATGATGTCGCCCCGTAGTAGGACAGTGCTCATCGCCTATTATCATATAATCTGTTTTTAGAGAGGCAAGCCTCTCAACTGTTTCATTTGATGTTTCGTAGCTCACAAAATGAACCGCTTTGGTGCGAGTATTTAGAAAGTGATGTTCGTCAGCGTCAGTGTAATTTGCCATTACGAACGAAAGGGGCGTAAAAAACGCCCCGAAGTAATCGCCCCGAAGTCGGGGGGGTAATACTG